GCCACCGCAGGGCTGACCGCGACCGGTGCGAGCGCCAGCGTCTTCGCCAAGGCAGGAACCGCGCTAGCAGGCACCGTCGCGGCGGGCACGGCGGCACGCAGCGTCGGTGGCAAAGTCAAGTCGGGTTACGCCACCGCTGGTCTCACGGCACGCGGCGCCCGCAGCATCGACCGCGGCCGCAGCGGCGCCGGTGTCGTCGGCCTCGTCGCCGCCGGCGCCCGTCGTGTCGTCTACGTCGACACTGGCTACGCGATCCTCGAGGGCACCGGCACCGGTGTCCGCGAGATCGACCGCACACGCACCGGCTTCGCCGCCGTCGGCCTGCTCGGCCGCGGCGTCGTGTTCCTGCCCGGGCGGCAGCCGCTACCGCCCGGGCAGATCCTGCCACCGACGAACGGCTACATCCCGGCCGGGCTGATGGCAAGGATCGAGCAGGCACGAGCCGGCCAAACCACCGGCCCGCAACGCGGTCTCGTCGCCGCCGGCCAGGGAGGACAAACCGACGATGGCTGACCTGATCTTCGACTACAGCTACGCCACCAACAACGCCGCCCCACCAGGCAACCAACAAATCAGGCTGAACCAGAGCGCGGCCGCCGCGGTCACCGCCGCCTACGTCGACGACCAGGACACCACCGGCGCCACCGTCCGGAGCCAGCTGCTCGCCACCACCCCCGGCTCGCACCTGACGATCGTCTCCGACAACAACCCCGCCGTCTTCGCCACCTACACCGTCACCGTCGCAACGGGGCAAACCGGCTACGTCGAGTTCGCCGTCACCTACCAGTCGGGCAGCGGCACCATCCAAAACGGCGGCTGCACGCTCGAGCTCACCGCCGCCGCCACCGGGGCGCACGAGGTGATCAGCTTCGTCAACTTCAGGCCGCCGCCGCGCTACGACAATCTCCCCTTCACCCACCTCCGGATCGAAGAATCGGTCGACAAGCTGGTGCCGTGGACGCAGATCGACGAGCTGCCGCTGCTCCCCGTCGACCTCGATCCCAGCCAGCCGCAGCTCCGCAGCTTCACCACCGAGAAGGGAACCGCGCTCGGCTACTGGTACCGGATCACGTTCCAGGACGCCACCGGTGACGAAAGCCCGCCCACGATCCCGATCCAAAACACCGGCGCGTCGACCGTCGGCCAAGACCTGTACGGGACAACCGCGGAGCTCGGCCGGATCCTGAAGATCACCAGGCCGACCCCCGCCCAGCTCACAGCGATGGACCGCGTCCTCGCGGCAGCCTCCGGCGAGGTCAACGCCGAGATAGACCGGGTCGACGCGCTCGCGGGCTGGCAGATCCAACTCGCGACCGAGGTCACGCTGGAACGCGCGGTCGAGCACTGGCAGCAGCAGGAGGTGCCCTACGGCATCTGGGAAAACGCTGTTGGTCCTGTCGTCGTCGGCCGAGACACCTTCGATCGGCACGCGCTCAAACTCGCACCGTTGAAGCAACAATGGGGGATGGCTTGAAGTGGCTGTTGTGGTTGCCACGCTTCAAGAGATCGTCGAAGCCCTCGCCGACCAGATCACCGACGGGGTCGCCGCCGCCGACCTCGCCGGCGAAGCCCTCCAAGTCTGGCCCTTCCTCGTCCTCAACCCGACCCCGCCCTCAGTCGACATCTACCCCGCCGACCCGTTCAGCGAGCAAATCGCCTACGGGCCAACCCAAGAAAGAGACGTCTGGTTCACCGTCCGAGCCCGGGTCGTCCCCACCGACGTCGACGCCTCCCAGCAGCTCCTCCTCCAGCTGATGGACCCCCGCTCCGACACCTCCGTCTTCGCGGCCATCATCAGCGACCGCACCCTCGGCGGCCGTGTCTCCGACCTCCTCCCGGCCGGGCCGAGCGGCCTGATCGTCTACACCCCCTTCGGGAGCGAAGGGCACCTCGTCGGCTGCGAATGGCGAACACGGATCCTGCTATGAAAATCCTCTGGATAGGGAACCCGCCCGGGGTCGGATCCGGCTACGGCGAACAGGCCGCACTGTTCCTGCCACGCCTGGCCGCGCTAGGTCACCAGGTCGCGGTCGCCTGCAACTACGGGATACAGGGGATGCGGATCAACGCCGGCCCGTTCACGTACTACCCCTCCGACAACGCCTGGGGCAACCGCTCCCTCGGCGCCTACCTCGACGACTTCCAACCCGACCGGGTCATCGCCCTCTGCGACGCCTGGGTGCTGCAACCCGACGCCTGGCCGGACGGCGTCCGCGTCGGGGTCTGGGCGCCCGTCGACCATCAGCCGCTGCCGCCACCGGTGCTCGCCACCCTCGCGCACGGGAAGGTGCAGCCGATCGCCATGTCCCGTTTCGGTGAGCAGATGATGAGCGACTGCGGCCTGGAGCCGCTCTACGTTCCGCACGGCGTCGACCGCTCGGTGTTTTACCCGCGGCCCGACACGCGCGACAGGATCCGTGTCGAGCTCGGCATCCCCGAGGACGCGTTCCTGGTCGGGATGGTCGCCGCGAACAACTCGCCGTCCGACCGGAAAGGATTCGACCCGGCCTTCCAGGCGTTCTCACGCTTCGCCGCCACCCACAAGGACGCCTGGCTGTACGTACACACCAACGCCGACCCGCCCCCCGGCGCCGGCTGCGACCTCGTCCCCTGCCTGATCGCCGCCGGCTGCCCCGCCGACCGGGTCAGGTTCCCGCCACCGAGCATCTGGCATCTCGGCTTCCCCGCCGAGGCCGTCTCGAACCTCTACCAGGCCTTCGACGTCCTCCTCAACCCAAGCCGCGGCGAGGGCTTCGGGATCCCGCTGCTCGAGGCGCAGGCGTGCGGGATACCGGTGATCGCCTCCGACCATTCCGCCATGAGCGAACTGACACAGGCGGGGTGGCTCGTCACGGGGCAGCCCCACTGGGACTGGCCCCAGAACGCCTACTTCTACAGCCCGTCCGTCGACTCGATCGTGGGGGCGCTCGAGGCCGCCCACGAAAACCGGGGCAACCAGGACCTGCGTGAAGGCGCCGCACTGTTCGCGTCCCTCTACGACGCCGACCAGGTCGTGCAGGACTACTGGCTCCCCGCCCTCGACGCGCTCGGCAAGCGGCCCGAGGTGGCGCCGCTGGCCGAACGCGAGCTCGCCGCAAGGGTCAGCGCATGACCGTCGCGGTCGTCACCCCCTGGATCAACCACCTCGAACTGCGGGCCGAATACGACAGGGCGATCCAACTTGGCCCGCCACCGGACGAGCTGATCATCGTCGACAACGGCTCCGACCAGCCGCTCGAGTTCGCGGCGATCTGGAACGACGAAAACCAGGGGTTCTGCAAAGCCTGCAACCAGGGGCTCCACGCCGCCAGCAGCGATGTCGTCGTGTTCCTGAACAACGACATCGTCGCGACCGAGGCGGGCTGGCTCGACGAGCTCGTCGACGCCGTCGAACCGTCAGTGCTCGCGGGCGCCCGGATCCGAACCGACCAGCACACCGTCGTCGACGGTGTCGTTTACCCCTACATCGACGGCTGGTGCCTGGCCGGCCGCCGCGACGACCTGCTCTACCTTGGCGGCTTCGACACCAGCCTGGAGGAGCCCGCCTACTACTCCGACAACCTGCTCTGCCTCGAGGCCCGCGCCCGGGGCTTCAACCTGCGGCAGGCCGACACCGGTCTGCTTCATCTCGTCGGTGGCAGCGGCCCCACCGACACCAGCAACCAGACGGCCGCGACACGCGCCAACCATCAGCGATACCAGAGGCGGGTACGCGCCCTGGTCACGAAAGGAAGTGCTGCACGATGAGCAAGTTCCTCCTCACCGACGTAAAAGTCGTGGTGAATAACGTCTCGCTCGGAGACCACAGTTTCGATGTTGACACCCCATCGACGAAAGAGCAGGTCGACGTCAGCGGTTTCTCGCCGACAGGCACCCGCGAGTTCCTGCCCGGCCTCGCCGACCAGACGATCACGATCCAGTTCGAGAACGACTTCGCCGCCGGCTCCGTCCACGCCACCCTGCAGCCGTTGCAGGCGTCCGGGTCGGCGTTCCCGATCTACGTGCAGCCGTCCTCGAGCGCGGGCACCACGGCCACTAACCCGATCTACGGCGGCACCGCGGTCCTGTTCGAATACAACGGCCTCTCCGGTGCCCTGAACGCGCGCTCGGAGACGACGGCGACATTCAAGCCGGCCCCGGGGAGCCGGTTCTCCTGGGGCACCGTAGCGCCCTGACATGCCCGGCACGCTCCGGGTAGACAACCTGCACGAGCTGCAGGCAGCATTCGCGAAGTTCGAGCCCGAAACCAGGAGGGTGTTTCGCGCCGGTCTCCGCCAGGTCGCCGAGCCCGTCCAGCGGGGCGCCGAACAACTCGCCGAGCAGAACATCAGCCGGATCGGCCCGCGCTGGTCGAAGATGCGGATCGGGATCACCCGCGACCTCGTCTATGTCGCCCCCCGCCAGCGCGGCACCCGCGGCCGTGGCCCGGCAGGACGCCGGCGCGGCCAGGGTTTCGCCAACCCGCCGTTCTCGGACATCCTGATGGGCCGGGCGATGGAACCCGCCCTCGAGCAGCACGCCGCCGACGTCGAAGCGCGCATGGGGTTACTCGTCGACGGCCTCGTCCAGCAGTTCAACCAGGGAGCATTCTGATGGCCCAGATCACCGTCAACGGCAAACCTTACGAGCTCGTCAGGCTCGACGACCTCACCCTCGACGAGGCGATCGTCCTCTGGGACTACGCAAAGATCAGCCTCGACCAGATCGCCGACATGGAAGGATTCCACCCCGGTATTACCGCCGCACTGATCCACGTCGCGGTCGCTCGGGCCGAACCCGACGAGACCGCCAAAGCGATCCGGCGGACCGTCCTCCAGATCAAAGTGTCCGAGCTCAACCAGGTCTTCCAGGAGATCAGCGAAGAGGTGGAGGAGGTCCCTCCTCCCAGCTCGCCAGGGTCGAGCTCGCCGAGCGACGATTCTGGCGACGTTTCCTCAACCACTGGGGGACCGGCCCCGGCCGCCAGCCCCCAGAACGGTTCTGGCAGCCCTGGCTCGGCCATTGGTGCCATCTCCGACCAGGTGACCTCGGCGCCATGACCCCCGCCCAGCTCGAAGCCTGCCACGCGTTCATGGAGGCCCAAACCTAAATGGCCCGCAAGCTGATCGTCGAGATCGTCGCCGACTCCACCAAGTTTCTGCAGTCGATGAAAGCGTCGTCGGCGGCGACGACGAAGTTCGCGGCCGGTGTCGATAAGGTCGCCGTCTCCTCGGAGGTCGCGGCGAAAGCCCAGGTCGCCGCCGCCGTCAAAACAACCGAGTCGCTTAAGCTGCAGGTCGCCGAATACAAGCGGCTGGCGGCTGCCGCCGAGGTCGGGTCGAAAGAACAGATCGCCGCGGCGAACCTGGCAGCCCAGGCGGAAAAGAAACTGGCCGTGTCGCTGGGGGTCGCCGCCCACGAGGCGCAGAACCTGCAGAAGCATTCGGGGCTGCTCGGGCGTGACGTTTCGAAGGCGACCCGCGGCGCCCTCGCCGGCTCCGGGATCTTCCACACCTTCGGCCGCTCCTTGGCGTTCGCCTCGGGGGGTTTCATCGCGTTCGAGTCGGTCACCAAGTTCCTGACCGACTCGATCAACGCCGCCCGGGAAGCCGGTGTTGCGCAACGCTCCCTCGCAGCCCAGATGAAAGCGTCGGGGGAGTCGTTCCAGGTGAACCGCGCAGAGATCGAAAAAGTGTCGTTGTCGTACGGCAAGTTCGGTTTCCAGAACGACGAGGTCGTCGCGTCACTAACCGTGCTCGAGCGGGGCACCGGCAAGATAAGCGAGGCGATACGGCTGCAGGGCCTGACGGCCGACATCGCCCGGGCGAAGAACATCTCGCTCGGCGCGGCGGCGAACGTCGTCGCGAAGGTCTTCGGCCGTCAGGAGACCGCGCTCAGGCGGGCCGTCCCGGGTCTTGACAAGAACGCGCACGGCTGGGACCTGATCGCCGAAGCGCAACGGAAGATGGCGGGTCAGGCCGCCGCGAACACCACTGTCAGCGAACGGTTCGCCGCCACTCTCCACAACACCGAAGAGATCATCGGCAGCGCCCTGCTGCCGACCCTGAACAAGTACCTCACCTCGTTGAGCAAATGGATGGACGACACTCGCAACCAGGAGAAGCTGCAACGGGCCGCGAACACTGTCGCTAAGGACGGTGGGGCAGCGTTCAGCATTCTCGCTGACGGGATCGGGAAGGCCAGCGCCGCCTATACCACGCTCAATGACGTAATCAAAAAGATCCCCGGAAACAAGGGCGGCCTCAAGGGCGCCTTCCTGGCCGGCCTGCAGGACTGGCTCCCGCAAATCGCCCTGGTTCAACAAGCGGCCAAGGCGATTCAAGCGTTCCAGAACAGGAACCAGTCGGGAGCACCGATCAGCCGGAATGCTCGTGACGCCATGGGCCGGTCACCCGGCGGGGCGGGGGCGTTCTTGCCGATCATCCCCGCCGCCGCTGCCCGGCCGACGAGCCTGCAGGGCCGTTTCAACATTCAGGAGCTGAAGCTCGCCCAGGCGCAGATCACCGCTCGCCTCAGCGACGACCGGCGCATCCTCGTCGTCGAGCAGCGCATTACCGAGCAGCAGATCAAGCAGGCGAAAACGTTGAAGGACCGCACCGCCTTGACGGTTCAGCTCGCCGGGCTCGTCGGTCAGATCCGCAACATCGACCAGCAAGCAGCCGACGCGGTCAAAGCGCAGGCGCAGGCCCGCAAAGACGCAGCCGACGCGGCCAGGCAGGCCGCCAAGGACGCAGCCGACGCCGCCAAAGCCCTCAAAGCAGCACGGGTGCAAACAGCGTTCGACTGGGCCGACCTCGGCCTCGAGAAAGCACAGGCAACCAAGGGCCTGGGCGATGACATCACGGCGCTGAAGAAGATCATCGCGATGATCAAAACCCAGATCCGGCTGACCGGCCTCACCGTCGATCTTGCCCGCAAGCTGTTCGAGACGCAGCAGCAGTTGAAGGACGTGCGGGCGCAGCAGAAGAAAGCGAAGCCTTTCACCGACCCGGACCAGTTCGCCCGGTTCGGCAACGGGCCGAAAGTACGGATCGACTGGTGGAACGACCCGGCGACGATGGCGGCGTTCACCAAGCAAGGCGGCGGGCTGTTCCGCACGCCGGTCGGCGCGGTGACTCGGTCAGCCGGCCCTGGCGGCGCCCGCGTGATCACCATCAACGGCGGCCTCCATTTGCACGGCGTCCAGAACGTCGCCCAGTTGGAGAACGAGCTGATGAAACGGTCGAAGCAGCGGCCGACCCCGCGGCGCGGAACCTGACCATGCTGCCCGGCCCCACCACGATCACCGTGGCACCCGACCCGGCCACCGTCGACATCGGTGGTTCCGTCCGGTTGACCGCAACAGCCCACTTCGATGACGGAACGCCTGACGATGACTGGACACATGTCGTTACCTGGTACAGCCTCGACCACGATGTCGCGACGGTCAACAGCGGCTCCTACTGGGGCGGCCTCACCTATGGGCTGGGCGTCGGCAGCACCGACATCGGCGCCTACTACAGCAGATCTGTCCCGCTCGACTATGGGGACCTGCCCCTGCCCGGCGACCCGCCCAGCGACGACTACTCGGTCGGCTTCACCAGCCTGACCGCCGAGGTCGCGCCGCCACCACCACCCGATCCCGACGGCAGGTTCCTGGTCGCCTTCGACGCGCCGGCGCTCGAGCCGTACCCAGACTGGACACGGCTGGACGACATCCCCAACCTCGTCACCTCGTACACGATCGACCGTGGCCGCCAAAACGAGCTCGACCGCGTGGACGCCGGCCGTGCCACCGTCACCATCATCGACACCGACGGCATCCTCGACCCCACCAACCCCGACGGCCCCTACTACGGCAAGATCAAACCTCGCCGACAGGCGATGCTCGGCCGCCGCGACCCCGTCACAGGCGACTGGCAGATCCGGTTCCGCGGCTACATCGAAGACCTCGTCTACGAAGCCGACCCGTCTCAGAAGCTGAACCGGCTGACGATCACCCTGCTCGACCTGTTCGACGTGCTCGCCCGCGCCGAGATGCAACCCGGCACCTGCGGCTCGCCTGTCAGCTTCACCGAGGTCGGCCCCGAGGAGATCTACTACGAGATCGAGACGACCAGCAACCGGATCGACCACATCCTCGCCGACTTCGGGGTGCCGACGCCGTTCCAGTCGGTCCTGGTGACCGACTCCTCCGTTTGGCGGGTGATCTACAGCGCCGGCGAATCCGCACTGTCGGCGCTGCAGGAGGCCGCCGACGCGGAGCTCCCCGGCACCAACGTCTACTGCGACCGCCGCGGCCGCTTCTGCTTCCACGGCCGCAACGCGAAGTTCCACCCCGACGACACGGCCGCCGCCGCCGGCGGCCTCTGGGACTTCCAGCAGTGGAAAGCCGGTGACGGTGCGGCGGTCACAGCGTCCCCCAGTGACACCAGCCAGCTGCGGGCGTTCGGGTTCAGCCGCGAGCACAGCAAGATCATCAACAGCGCCGTCGTCACCACCGTCCCGGAAAGAGACCCGGACAGCGACGACCCCGACCACGTCAACAGGGCGCACATCACCGACACCGCCTCGATCAACGAGTTCGGGGTCTGCTCCTGGTCGGCCGAGAACCTGCTCACCAGCGACGACCTCGATGGCACCCAGGTGAACCGGATCGCCAACTACTTCGTCTCCAACTACGCCCAGCCGAAAGACCGGATCCAGGCGATCGAGTTCCGGTCGCTGCGCCCCGACGACACACGCGCGGCCGCGAACTGGCAGCTGCTCACACAGGTCGACATCGGCGACGCGATCGAGGTGACGGTCGGCCTCCCCGGCGGCGGCGGCTTCACCAGTGCCGGCTACTTCATCGAGGGAATCCACGAACAAGCCAGACCGCTCGTCCCGGACTACGACGACGTCACGGTTAGCCTCGACCTGTCGCCACGGGCCTATTACGACACGGACCCGTGGGCGTGAGACACGGCGGCCGCAAACCCGTTCTGCACGCCCGCGACCACGAACACGGCGGCGCCGACCCGCAACGAATCCATTACGAGAGCGTCGGCGGCGGCGGCGGCGGCGGCACGGCGGTCTTCGCGCACACCGGCGACACCTTCGGCCCGCTCACGTCCTCGCCCGCGGTTCTGTCAGGCACCCACTTCTATTCGTCCGACCCGGCCACGTTCGACTCGAGCAGCGGCATCACCCAAATCGTGCGCCCGGGCATGTACGTGATCGGCTGCCAACTCACGATCCAGCCGCCGTCTAACTTCACCGCCGGCAACTGGGTGCAGCTCAATTTGAAATATTTCAAGCACTCAGGCGGTGAAACGGGCTACTCGATCGAAACCCCCTATTTCGTTCATGACGAGCAGGTCCTCGGCACAACGTATGAGTACCCTGCCGGAACCGGCTACGGGCAAGAGATCGGTTTGCAGCGCCTCCACCCGATCAGCCTCACGAGCTCCAGCTTCAGCGGCGGACCGCTCGAGATACGGCCGACGCTCGTCTGGTACGACGACGTAAGCATGACCCCTTGGTTGCTTGCCGTGTGGGGCTGGCGACTCGGTGAGCCCCTCGACTCCTACCACTCCGACTGATGCCAACCACCAAGTTCTCGAAGATCCTCTGGGGCGACGGGCTGACCGTCACCCCAGACCCCGCCGACCCGAACATCATCCGCGTCGACAGCGGCGGTGGTGGTGGCGGCGGCGGCGGAACCGGGCCTGCCGGCCCGACCGGGCCCGCCGGCCCAACGGGTGCGACAGGCGCAACCGGCCCCGCCGGCCCTGGTGTCCCCGTCGGCGGTAGCACCGGCCAGGTTCTCGCGAAAACAAGCGGCACCGACTACGCCACCGGCTGGGCGACACCCCTGCAGCTGTCGCTGTTCGACGCGAAAGGCGACCTGATCGCCGCGAGCGCGAACGACACTGCCGCCCGCCTCCCCGTCGGTACGAACGGCCAGGTCCTGACCGCCGACTCCGCCCAGACCCTCGGTGTGAAATGGGCGGCCGCCACAGGCGGCTTTTACGAGCAGACGAGCGCCCCGGCCGGCGCCCCGGTGGGCGCGGTCTGGGTAGACACGGACGGATGACCTAAATGGCGTACAGGTTCAACGGCAGCAGCGACTACGTCGAGTTCGCGATCGCCCCGCTGAGTGGCGCCCCCGTCGGCCCGCTCACGTTCGCGTACCTGATGAAGCGTTCGGCCACCTCCTTGACACGGACGGTCGCGAGGCTGACGAACGCGTCGCTCACGTCGCGCTGGGAGTGGAACATCCACTCGTCCGGTGTCCTCCGCACAACCGACGAGGCGGGCACACCCGCGAACGGAACCAAGGTTCTGAACAGCACGTCGCTCTGGTACATGGTCGCGGTCACGATGCCCGCCGGGGCCACAGCGATACCGCGCAACCACATCCACGACGAGACCAGCTGGACACACGAAGCAGGGGGCGGCACCCTCACCCGGATCGCGAGCATCGCGGCCGGCGACCGGCTCCGCGTCGCTCAAAGCACCGCCCTTTTCGCCGGGGACATCGTCTGCGTCGGAATCAAAAAGGCCGACAGCACCGACCTCCAGATTGAGGCTTTGAGCCGCACCCTGTTCTCGGCCTGGACGTCGTTCGGGTTCGACTGGCTGATCGGGTTTGACACCAGCCTTCAATCGGCGGGTGTGCTGCAGGATCAGGCATCACTTGGGACCGGCGACCAGATCGCGATCAGCGGCACGTCTGTCGTGAGCGACCCGCCCGGCTGGGCGTGGGTGCCGACTGTCGCTCCCGTCGCCGACTTCACCGGCACACCCCTCAGCGGCACCGTCCCCCTGAGCGTGGCGTTCACCGACACCAGCACCAACAGCCCGACGTCGTGGGCGTGGACGTTCGGCGACGGCGGCACCAGCACATCCCAGAACCCCACCCATAGCTATGCCGTCGCTGGCACCTACACCGTCGTCCTCGTCGCCACCAACGCGACCGGCAGCAACACGAAAACCCGGACCGGCTACGTCACCGTGTCGGACCAGCCCAGGCCGATCAGGATCAACACCTCGCAGGGCTGGGCCGACATCGGTGACGCCACCTCGTTCGTCAGCGGCACCGGTGCCCCCACCGTCGCCGTCGGCGCGACCGGCGCCATCTACCTCGACACGACCAGCCACCGTCTGTACGGCCCGAAGGCCGCCGGGGCGTGGCCCAGCACACCGCTGGGGGTGCTCGTCCCCGACTACACCGGTGTCACGAACGGCTGGTCGCTGAAGATCGTCGCCGGTGTCCCCGCCTGGTCCGCGTGACGTGGGACTACCAGCACGGCTACCCCGGCGGGCCGATGGTCACCGTCGTCGGTTTCCCCCGGCCCCTGTATCCGCCTGACGCGGCGAAACACGGGAAGCAGCCGAGCATGGACGGCTCCGACATCGAGGCGTATAAGCGCACCGTCTCGAGGGCGGGCCGCTGGCCCTGGCAGCCCTTCGACGACAGCTACTCGAACGGCTTCGCGCACGGCACGGGCGGCAACCTGATCAACACCGGCATAGCCGGAGTGCAACGGCAGCAGCACATCGACGCCACCGGCTGGCTCGGCAAAACCACCTTCAACGCCCTCCGCTCGATCCGGATCCCCGCCGGCCTGCCCCACGCCGGGGAGCCCGCAATGGACGCAACCGCAGTTGAACTGGTCAACTGGGCCTACGCCCAGTTCGAGGGCAGCGAACCGCCCCCGCCCGGGATGGGCACCGTGCGCGGGGCGGCGCTCGCCCGCGCCACCCGAGAAATCGGTGTGGCCGAATCCCCCCCGGAATCCAACACCCAGAAATACGGGGCCTGGTACGGCATGAACGGCGTCCCCTGGTGCGCCATCTTCACGTCCTGGTGCTACGAGCTCGGCGGTGCTGATGTCGGCAAGGACTCGCCCAGCTTTGCCGCCGCGATCCGCTACTCGTACGTGCCGTACGTCGTCAGCGACGCCCGCGGCCAGCTGTACGGTTTGCGCACCACCGACGACCCCATCCCCGGAGATTTGGTCTGCTACGACTGGGCCGGTGACGGGTTGTACGACCACATCGGCCTGTTCGAAAACTGGATGGGAGGTGTCACCGAGTTCACCGCGATCGAAGGGAACACCTCCACCACGAGCGACAGTAATGGCGGCAGCGTGATGCGCCGCACCCGCTCGAGGGGCGCCCAGCCGACCACCTTCGTGCGGGTGGCGGAGCCGTGACCCTCGGCCTCACCGATGCGACCACCATCACCGTCTCCGTGGGTGCCGTGATCCTCGGCCTCGGCCTGTTCGCGCTGCTACGGATCCTGCTGCGCCGCGAGGAGGCACCGGCGAGCTGGCGGCGCTTCCGTGTCGGCCTGTTCGTCGAACGCGACGAGGACCGCGAACGCGACAAAGACGAACCGTAGGTGGCGGGCGGCGGGCTACCACACCTGGGCCGCCCGCCACCCCATCGACGCCTTTAGGCGTCGAGACTTGTCGGCACCGACCTGGCCGCCATCGCTAACGCAACAACCCAGCCGATCAGCGTCCAGCCGAGAAACACGTTGACCACAATCACCGAACCCGTGCTCGAGACGCCCCGATGGACGGCGACGATCGTCGGGAAAAAATACGCAACGGACAGAGCGATCAGCAAGACAAGGCCCGGCCCTGAAGAAGAAGCTAGTACGAGACTCATATGGTAGCCCTTTCGTGGTAGCCCTATATGACGATCACACCATAGGGCCGTTCGCCCTAGTGCGCCACCACCCAAACGTCTAATCAGTCGGCAGCTTGGCTGCGCCGGCGTTCCTTCGCCTGGTTCGCCAGATCCCCCACCTGGGTATGCGATAGGCCTGCGTAAGGGGCGATCTCCCGGTACGACTCACCGGACTCGTTCGCCGCCAGGATCGCGTCGGCGAGCGCGTCCCGGGATATCTGCACCCGGCGGGCGGCCTTCGCCACTTCCTTCAAATGCTTCGTCGCCACGGTCACACTTTCCAACCGGAACAGTCGACCTGTCGCAGTGGCAGAGAAACCTTACGCTATTTGCGGATTCGCCCTGTTTACCGGCAACCGCGGCCGGGGTAGGTTGCGGGGTTCACACCTCGAGGGGCGCCTCCCCGAGACCCACCGACAGGCCGAATGTCCGGGTGGGTCTCACCGGGTTACTGCGGCCGACGTCCTTTGAGGTGTGGCTGGGAAAAGGGGACCGCATGTTCGCGCTTGAAAGTTCGCGCAAATTCCGGCTACTTCCGTCGCTGTCCAGATACGTCCAGACACGTCCAGACTTGTCTAGGAGTGTCCAGGTCTGTCCAGGCGCGACGCTGTGGAACACGTTAGAAAGCGCGGCATGGTGATGAGCGAACCGCGCACATACAGCAACAACCACGTCGCGCGAATCCTCGACCGCTCCCGCGCCTGGGTTTACGACCAGCAAAAGAAAGGGCTGCTGAAATACAAGATCGGGCTGGACGGACGCCGGCGAACCGCCGACGAAGAGCTCCGGCGCTTCATCGACGCGGGCTGCAATGAGCGATAACTGCCCGTTCTGCGGGAAGCCGATCGACCCCGCGTCGAGATACAGCCTCCGCAGGGTCACCGGCTGGGAACGCAAAGCCATCGGCCCCAGCCGCAAACACGGCAGCGACATCGTCTTCCGTGAGCCCCTCGACGAATGGGCGCACGGCGGCTGCATCAGCGCCGCCAAACACGGCCTCCTCGGCCAGGAAAGCATGTTCGGCAGATGAAAGGGCTACATTCCGCAGGACAAGTAAAAGCCCCGGCGCCGAATGAACGGCCCGGGGCATGGCACAGGAGGAATCAGCTCCCATGCACTGCGGATCTTACGACTCAGCGTTTCACGCTCGCGGAGGCCAGGGCGATCCTGGACAACCCCGTGCTTGACATGCGCTACCTCGACACGGCGCTCGGCCCGCATATCACCGCCCACCTTCGCTGGGTCAAGGCAGGCCGACGGCAGACCCGTACCCTCAACGACAAGGAATACGAGCTCGCTCGGCTCGCCGTCAACCTCCCCCCCGGCGTCGGAGTCGCCGATGTTGGGGTCGAGCACCTGATGCTCGTGATGGACGTGATCCCGTCGGCGTCATGGCGGAAGGTGCAGTCGCACTGGCGGGTGTTCTTCCGCTGGGCGATCAAGTTCCACCACCGGGCCGTCCAAAACCCCGTCGACGATCTGCCGGAACTGCTGCCGGACAACAGCACCCCGATTTACAAGATCTTCACCGAGACCGAGCGCGAGCTGCTCATACAGGCGGCCCGCTTCATGGACGATCCCTACCGTGACCGGGCACGCGCTTTGTTGATGCTCGACAGCGGCTGTCGCAAAGCAGAACTGCGCGGCCTCCGCGCCGGCGATGTCGACCCCGTCGATAGGACGATCACCGTCACCGGCAAAGGCGATAAGCGACGTGTCGTCGCGATCCGTGGCCCCTTCTGGCTCGCCTGGGAACAGGCGCTGCTCGAGCCCCTGCCGCGACTCGACCGTCAGTTCCACCCGGATGACTTCGTCTGGTTCGGGATGCAAATCGCTGGCGCCTACAAGAACCGCGAGCGACAGGTGATCAAGTCTTATCCAGATCGGTGGATGGTCGACAGCGCCTTCCACGGCTGGTGGGGACGGCTCGTCGGTCACGCCGGAATCGCCTACCGCAAACCACACATGACCCGGCACACCTACGCAACCGACGCCCTCGACGCGTCCCCCAACCAACTATGGGGAGTCAGCCAACAGTTGGGGCACGCGTCGACGAAGACCACCGAGGTCTATTTGCACTCGTCGCGGAAGCACAAGGAGCGCGTCGCCGACACGCTCGCACGCTCACGGAGGAGAACGTGACCGACGAGATCAAGAACGGCACCGTCGTCTGGTTCAACCAGGGCGGAATCGAAATGCTTGGGATCGTCAACGGCGAGCGAGAGGACTTTGTCGACACCGACGGGATAGCCCGGACTCTGTACCCCGTTCACCAGCCGCAAGCGAATGCGAACTGGTTCGTGTGGGCCGAGAACATCGCCAGAATCGAAAACGGATGATTCGCAATTGTTCCGATCGGCCGCCCCGCAAACCCGCATTCCTACGTGGGAAAAGGCGCCGACCAGATTCGAACTGGTGTTCTGATCCGGACGCCCGCAAACCATATTTCCCTGCAAATACGGGGGAAATCGGCTGATGCATGGCGACCTGTTGGCACGGCTGACAACCGACGCCCGCGCCCGCTGGCTCGACGTCGAGCGCCTCGCCGAGGAGGTCAACGACCCCGACCTGAACTCCTGGGTCGAACAGACGATGCTCGCAATGCTCGCCGTGCGTGACCGGCTGGAGCAACTGGCGGCGATCGAAGCCCTCGAGGAGGTTGTCGCATGAGCGAGATTGCCGTCAGCAGGCTCTCTGGCGAGGAGGCCCGCTCGCTGACCGATGAGGTCAAGCAGGACGCCGAACGGTTGTGGCGGAAACTGGTCGAGTTATACGACGGAGGTGCACATCTCGCGCTCGGCTTCAATTCATGGGGCGACTACTTCGCAACGGAGTTCGGTGGTTCGTCATCTCGTGCTTACCAGATTCTTGACGCGGGACGTGTTGCGAGAGCACTCGGTTCCACCAATGGTGGAATGGCAAATGAACGTCAAGCTCGTGCACTCACGCCGCTTCTAGATCAGCCAGACCAACTTCGCGATGCGTGGGCCGAGGCATCGGCCAGTGGTCACGCGACATCAGAGAAGGTGCGCGAGGCCGTCGAGCGACGACTGCCGCCGGTCGAGGTGGAGACCGCCCGTGACCGGAAGCGCAAAGAGGTTCCGTTCGAGACCATCGAAGCAGGCGAGCGACTAGCCGGCGAAATCTTCGCCCTCCTCAAGAACTACGAGACGGAGACGTTGATCGCGGTCGCCGACTACTACGAACTGGTACTTCCCGGCGGTTGGCTGACGCAACTGATCCGTGACCGCGTGGACATGCCATGAGCGAAGAACCCTCACCCTCCTGGAGGAACATGCCGCGCACCCGCCACGACAACGGCGACGAGCAGGACGCAGAGAAGGCGCTGAACACCGCGCTCGCGAAAGCCCAGGGCGAGTTCCCGCCGATCCCGCGGGAGCGCACCGTCCGGATCAAGACCCAGGGCGGCGGCACCTACAGCTACTCGTACGCGCCCCTTGACGTCATCCTGGCTGCGGTCAGGCCGGTGCTCGCCAGGCACGGGCTCTCCCTGATCCAGCGCCTCGACGACGAGAACGGGCGGCCGGCGATACGCACCGAGATTCGCCACGCCGAAGGCGGCAAGATCAGCGCGTCGTTCCTGATCGGCGACCGTCCCCCCAACCCGCAGCAGCTCGGTTCGCTGCTGACGTATCTGCGTCGCTACACGATCCAGGCGATGCTGGGGATAGCCCCGGAGGAAGACGACGACGGTCAGGCCGCGGCGAAAACAAGGACCGAAGTTTCGGTGGGGGAACCACAGGCGCGTGACGGCCTTGCTAAGCCGTCCGTCTCGCGGGCCGAGGACGAGGACTCCGTGACTGGGCCGTCCGGCGAGCCCGCGTCCCCCACCGAAAAAGCTTCGGTGCTCGCCAGCCAGAAGCAGAAGAACCTGATCTGGCATACCGCCACCGCAAACGGCTTCGACGAGCCGGACCTGAAGGCGATCGTGCTGGCACGGACGGGCCTCGAGTCGACGAAGTTCCTGCTCGCGAGAGACGTCGATGGCATCCTCGCCGACCTGAAAACCGACGACGAGTTGATCACATGAGCCGCTTCGTCGTCTCCAGCGTCACCGGTCACACGATCAACCCCGCATCGACGAACGCGACCGGCGGGCGCCAGCCACTGGGGCCACCGACCAGCTACTTCATCCATGACCGGGCTTTCAACTACCGCGTCGTCGCCTCCTACGTGCCCCAGTACGGACGCACCCGCCTCTACTGCAAGGAACACGCCGAGCGCTGCTGCGACCGACTGAACGCCTGGGCGGCCGACCAGTGAGCCGCGTCTGTTGCGACCGTTGCGGCCTGGCCGTATTGGGCACCGAACGAATCGCTGTTTGGCGCGACGGCCTCGTCGTCGGTGAGGTCGACCTCTGCCCCCGCTGCGTCGACCAGCTGCTCGAGAACCTGCCCAGGCAGCCGCTGCTGAGGCTGGTGCCGCGCTGACCCGCGCCATCGACTACCTGGTCGTTTTCGGCGCCGGTGTCGCCGTCGGAACGCTGACGGCGCTGATGATCATCGACGCGAACCTTCGCTCCCGTAAGCGCCGCGGCGGCTACTTGCCGTGATCCGCCTGCTCGGCGCCACAGGAGCCGCCGCCCTGCTCGGCATCGGCGCCGTGCCGCCGCCGAGCGACGAGCCCGCCAGCCCCCGGATCATGGCCGCCCGCGCACCCATCATTGTCGTCTCGACGTATCAGGGCCGCACCGCCCACCAGTGGGCCAACCGCTACCACCACGCGACCCGGCGCTTGCAGAGCCTGCGACGGGTGCTGCTGCACAAACCGACCGTTGTCGAGGCGATCAATTTGGCCTGCGCCACCTACGGCAACTGCTCAACGTTGTGGCGGAAGGCACGCTGCGAGACGGGCGGCACATTCTCGTCCCGGTCGCTCAACTCGAGCTCAGGAGCGAGCGGAATTTTCCAATTCCTGCCATCGACCTGGCGCTCGACGCCGTATGGGCGGATGTCGATCTGGTCGCCCTACGCGAACGCCCTCGCCGCGGGCTGGATGCACCAGCAGGGCCGCGGCGGTGAATGGGCCTGCCGGTGACCGCCGCCGAACGCAACCAGATCCGCCAATGGATCAGCGACAAAGTCCGCGAACGCACCGGCACCGCTGCTTGTCCGCTCGGACGAGCTGACGAGTACGGCTACGACCGGGGCTGCCGCTGCGACCGTTGCCGCGCAGCTGCCCGCGAGGGACGCCGCAGGCGGGGAAACAGCCGGGAAGCCCTGCTGAGGCGGAACGCCCGACGCCGCGAACAAAAACGGCTGGCACGGTGACCGCCTGGAAACAGTTCGAGCTCCGCATCGCCAAAGCCCTCGGCGGCACACGCACAGGCCCGCTCGGAGCCCACATGAGCGACATCCAGGGCGTCCCCTACGCCGTTGAGTGCAAACGCACCACCCGCTACTCGCTGCGCCGCTCCTGGATCGAGCAGGCCCGCCGCCAAGCCAAGACCGAGGGCAAACCGTGGCTGCTGTGCATCAGCGAGCACAACGACCCGGCGCCGATCGTGGTGATGCAATTCCAGACCCTGCTCGACCTGCTCGAGAAGGCCGCATGAGCGAGTCGCTCTTCCACATCAGCACGAAATGCAGCTTCTGCAAAAACCGGCCCGTCCAGAACGCCCTCACCTGGTTCGACGGGAAACCAAGACCGTCCCCGCCGTGCCCCCGC